TTCCGTCCGCGAGCTCCCTTACGCGGACCATAGCGGATAGCATCATCACCAGGCCCGATGGCACTACCATAGGCCTACGTGCAACACAGCCGCTCGATGTCCGCAACTATCGCAGTGGCATTCGATACGCGGTCAACTTCGGCATGTGGTCCGGAACCGAGGCCGTGTACCAGAGTGGTGACGAAGGCGCCCTCTACGGGTCCGGGTTCTTCGACTACCTCGGTCCGGTTTACGCTATCCAAACCGCTCGCCTGGTTGATTGGTTCACGCTGTACGAGCCCAACGTATTCGGCAACACCAATCGCTTCACTGATCGCAGCGGTCTACAGGTGTATCCGAACCGGATCATAGTAGACCACTACACAGGCCTTGAGTGGTACAGCCCCACCACCGCGCTTACCGGCACATGGTCAGTTGCGATATCAGCTGGAGTGGCACTCAACTACCAAGGCAACACGGACTGGCGTGTACCACCGTTGGGCGTGCTTCAAACGATCATCCGCAATGTTGCCGGGGTACTACTGAACTACGCGCCGTTCAGCATTCCAGCGGGGACGGTGTGGTCATCAACTACCAACGTATCGTCGACCACCAACGCGATCCCCATGATATCATCGGGAGCGTTCCAAAGCACTGCAAAGTCAGGAAGCGGCCGGTACATCTTCTGTCGCAAGGCTGATCTCTAATGCGCCATCCACACGATGTCCTCCACCACCACACCGGCAACGACAACGGCAGCACTGCCCATGGCCGCCACAGGTGCATTCCAATCCACTAACAAGACGGGCTCAGCGCCGGTGCGGATCTACTGCCGACGCTTCGTTTGATGCCCGGTCAACACCATGCCAGAGGTACACTTCATTTCGGGATCAGCAGCCTTACGTAACTTCATGGAGGGCATACGCTCGGACGTGGACCAACGCATCGCGGACCGGAAGATCAGCGCCAGCGGCGCCCTGCTCAACAGCAACCGCACCGAGGTGGAGATGGGAACGGCCAGCGCGCGCGGTAGCTTGTATGCCCTCGATTACTGGAAGAAGGCTGGCAGCGGCTCACCGCCAGGCACCAAGGTGGAGCTATCCGCGTTGGCAAAGTGGGCCATCGACAAGGGTATAGCCAAGAGCCAGAGAAAAGCCGTTCGGGTCGCCATGCTCGTGCAACGGAAGATTCTCCGTGAGGGTTCCTACGAGTACCGAAACCAAGGTGTCAACGTCTACACCAGCGCCATCGATGATGCACAGGTTCGGGTTCCCGCCGTGCTCGCCGCGTTCCTATCGGATTGGCCAAATGCCGTGCGCGAACAGTTCGGCAGGGCTTTCAAAGCAGCGTAGATCATGGCAGCTACCGTCACACAGCCAGCATCACCGGCATCGTGCTACCGTCCCATCCGGTTCACGGTACTGCGTTCAGACCCGGTCCTGTCACAGATAGATGAGGTGTTCATTGCCGACTCTTCCGACGTGTCAACGCTGGGCAATGACCTTCAGGTTGGAGATGTGGTCATGCTATTCTCGTCGGCCACGCAAGGGCCGGTCCCATTGCAGGCCGGGCAGACCATCCTCATGGATGCGGGCTGCGGCCCCTATGCTGGCGTCCACATGGTGACGAACTACTTCACAGACAGTGGCGATAAGTACGCCGTGATCCAATCGGCGAACTATGGTGACTACACGCCACCCGACATCGGTGCGTTCCGCGTGTGGCTGAACAACTACGCCATCCACCTTCGGCTGTTGGTGTACCCTACCGTTGGCAGCGCTCCGGAAGTGGTGGACTTGCGGGCCACGCCCGACGCCACGGGCCGCGCGCACTTCAACGTTGACCTGCGCATCCGAGACTACTTCTCGCACCGGATCGATCACTTCGTTGTGCCGCCCACGAGCGGCATAGCTCACGATGCCCACGGCGTGACCGCGTTGTTCTATCGCGTCCACATTGCGGAGACCTACGATGTTCCGGGATCATCCGCCGTGCCAGACCCGTTCGACGGAACGCACGATGTGCTGGTGGACGACGCCAACGACGTGTCATCGTACCGCGTGGCCGTGAACGCCGTCCACCCCTTCGCGGGGGATGTGCTGAATTGGTCCGAGCCGTCCATGTCGGATTTCGTAGTAGGCGGCACGGACTACGCCCGCAAGGTGTTGTCCATGCTTCCGCGCGGGGTGGTGCGCACGCAGTCAGGGGAGGTGGCCGGTCGAAAGGTCACGCTGCGCCCCGGTGAAAGGTTCGGTATCCACATGCTCACCGATCAAGCCACGGACTACGAGATCGACGGCCCGCGCCTTCGCATCTACAACCTGACGAACACGCCAGCCATCCACGGGGACGTGGTGTTCACCATGAGCGGCCCGACATCCTCGTTCCGCGTCGGTATCGGCCCCGGAGATCTTGGGGAAACGGTGGACGGAATGACGCGGTACGCGGTGTGGATCCGGTTCGAGAACTCAAACTTCCACAGCGAGCCGATCGAGGTCACGGTGGATGCCCGATGCAAGGAGGGGGCGCGTCAGTTCGCGTGGCTCAACAAGCTCGGCGGCGTGGATAGCTACACCTTCACCGGCCGCGAAATCGGCACGTCGAATACCAAGCGGGCCACGGTGCAGAAGCCCTACGGCGTGGGCACTGGCTTCGACTGGATGGAGCGCACCTACCGGGCAGAACCGGAGCGATCGCGCGTGGTAAGCACCGCGCCGATCCATCGCGACGTGAAGCAGTGGCTGGCCGAAGACCTGTGCGAGAGCGCCAACGTGATCGTGCAGGACCATGGAAGGTGGTGCCCCTGCATCATCACATCGGGCGATGTGCGCAGCTACTCCACGGGGCCGGGGATGCAGCCGTGTACGGTGGAGTTCAGGATGGGCGTGGATGAACTAAGCCAGCAGGCGTGATGTCAATGGAACTCTGTCCACATATCAGACCCACTCAGCACTCGCTCATCCTTCACGCCGTCAATGGTTCGCGAGGCCGTTGCGCTACCGTGTGTGCTGAGGCGAGACACGGCGAACACAAGGCGGCTCTCCCTAACCTCTACCGGTGCCATGAAGCGCGTCTGCCACGTGAAGGGTCCGGTGTTTATAGTCGTATCCACGCGCGTCCAAAGCATCTCAACGCCGTCGATAACGGTGTCGATGTCCGTGTACAGGTAGGTGGTATCGGGGGCCAGCTTGATGTATCGGTATGCTCCGGAAAGGTCTTCATACCCGGCGCTGCAATGGTCGCAAGTCACAGCATAGACAACCTCTCGGTTGGGCTTTTTGCACGACATGATGCACAGCGCGAGAACGAAGATGGGCAGGTGTTTCATGCCCGCAAGATATGAAAGGCACGATCGACGGCACCGAGATCTACCTGAGCGAAGACCAGCTACCGGCGGTCACGCTCAGTGTGAACAGCCTGACTGACCCATCCAAGGTCACAGGAGCGCGATCCACGACTATACGCGTTATCGCGACCAAGGAGGCCCGGCGTGTGCTGGGTGGAGAAGGCATGGCAGAGGTTCCTCGAACAGAGCGGCCTGTGCTGCGGATAGGCGAGGATAGTGTGGACCTGTTCAGGTCGGAGGTAATACCCGTGAAGCACACGCGCAACGAGATCGAATGTGTTGGTGCTGGCGGTAATGCCTCTTGGTTTGAACACGCAAAGGGGCGGAAGCTGCGAGATCTTGACATGGGGGTGTCTGCCCCACTGTCCAGCGACATGCAGATGGCGACATGGGATGACATCGACACCCCGCTATTCTTCCCTCTTATTGATTTCGGATCACTCAGCGGAAGATCAGCCAGCTATGACGTGCCTATCACAGCCTTGCGTCCCAGCATCCGCATTCACAAGATCATGGACGCGGCATTCAACGAGGCCGGGTACTCAATAGAACCGATGGGCACCCTGAAGGATGGGTGGCGGAACTTGTTGCTGCTGGATCCCAAGGCTGAGTTCGTCGTCACCATTCCGTCGCCGTATCCTGTTTACGAGATCTTCGAGACGAGCAGTCCTGCCCCTGACGGATACTTCTTCATCCCGTCCGCCGATGGCACGATGGACGTGGAGTGCTACCAGCTGGAGATCAACCTTAATCCGGCCGATACGCAATTCGACGCCATGCGGTTCCGTGTTGTGGTGTACGACTACACGGCACGCGAGCGCATCGCCGAACAGGAGATCCCTCTGGTGTACTTCGGCGACCCCTCCTATGGTGGCATGAGGGTTGACCACACATTCGTTGATGTCCCCGTTTTGGCCGGGCATCAGATATACGTCAGCATCGAATGCCTTGACATAGAAGAGTCTGTTCCGGTAGTTATCCCGACAGATGCGAGCCATGTGCGGTACAACCTCAATGCGGGAGCGCAAGTCATGAAGTTGAGGCCGGGTGATAACCCCAACCTCTACGCCCTCCTCCCCATACATGGGTGGGCTGCGTACTATGCGGGGTATCAGATCGAGGTCGCCAAGGTCGCACCGGACTGGACGGTCAGTGATCTTGTCGGCATGCTCACCAACGCCCTGTGCTTGGTGTTCGACACCGACACAAGCACGCGCACCGTGCGCATTTGGCATGATAACGAATACTTCCGCCGCCCGTTGCCGGATGCGCCGCACAGGGATTGGACCGCGCGACTGGATCATTCTACACCACCCGCCAAGATCGCCGACGAACCACCGCGAAGGATCATCATGAAGTATGAGAACGATGATGAGGATGTGTTCGTTCGGATGGCAGACAGGAGGTCTGGTGCGGAGTTCGGCTATGGCAGCTATATGCAAGACAACCCATCCGGGATCAGTGCTGACACAGTGGTTTCAGTGAGGGTGTCGCCAACCATCAATGGCGTCATTTTGGAAGGATGCCTCGCGCCGATCATGCGAGACGTGTCTGCCGAACATCAGGACGACTCATTTGACCGAAGCATTCGCCTCCTTGTGCATGACGGCGTTGAGGATGGCGCGTGGAAGTTCGACGGTGTAACGCGCAGCGAGTACCCACTGACCTACTTCAGCGACGCGAACACGCCTATCCCGCTGGCCTTCGGCAACGCGAATTTTGACGATGTGGTCCACCCGTTGACAAAAGACAGCGCGTGGAAACGCCGTCTCGACGTGATGCGCTCTTCCCGCATCCTCGAAGCCAAATTCTTCATCCGCGACCATGAGCTGAAGGACTTCGACTTCGGCATGCCTACGCTTGTGGACGACGGCAGCGGCCCCGCATGGTATTGGGTGCAGGAGATCCAGCAACACCGCTTCGGCAAGGGCATCCCCACGAAGTGCATATTGGTGGAGATCCCCGGCAAGGAGGTGGCGTTGAAGCCGTATGTGGAGCCCCTTGCTTTCTCGTGCTCGGGACCGGGATATGGAGCAATAACCTTTAGCGAGGGCGGAGAGGTAACCCTGTCCGTATCGGGGGCGTCGGGCTATGCGGTACGACTACCTGATTCAAGCATCGTCACCCAGACGAACGGCGAGGCGCAAGAAGCAGCCGGGGCGTGCTGCCTGTGGTCAGCCAACGGAGAGGAGATAGGGGGGGCTGTTGTTGCGGCGCTCGTGATCGGCGCGTCCAGTATGAACCTGAGCGGCTTCCAATCCTTAGAAGCTCTGGTTTGCGCCATGTGCACTATGGATACCATAGATCTTACCAGCCAGTCATCCCTGGTGAGTGTTCAAAACGATTCAGAAGCGTTGACGCATGTGGCGCTCCCTATCAGCTCAGCACTGAACTCAGTGTCATTCGTCAACGCTGCCCTGAGCGAAGTAGGCGTGAACGACATCCTCGCCAACCTCCGCGCCAACAGCTTTAGCGGATGGTGCGACCTAAGCGGCGGCAGCAGTGCCGCGCCTACCGGCCAAGGCATTGCCGACAAGGCGTGGCTGATCGGCAACGGAGCGACCATCTACACCAACTGACCATGGCGAATAACAAGATCGAAGGCGTTTACGAGATCCGCATTGAGCAGGGTCCGGCGCTTCGCAAGTTCGAGGAGCTGAAGAAGCGGCTGGATGACACGCGCTCCGGGATCAAGGATCTGAACAAGGAGGTGAAGAGTCAGATCGCGCAGGAGCAGGCCGTGGAGAAGGCCATCGCCGATGCAGGGAGCGCCACCGCCGAACAAGTCGCGTCGCTGTCGAAGCTGAAGGCCGAACGCGAGGCGACGAACAAGAAGCTATCGGAGGCGGTGCTGACAGAGAAGGCTCTTTCGGCACAGATGCGCGAGCTATCCAACGACCTGTCCGGCCTGACCGAACACGGACTGCGGTTCCGTGATAAGATGGCGCAGGCCACCACGATCGCGCTGCAACAGAGCGGGGTCATCGAGCAGTTGGGTGAGCAGCATAAGGGGCTGGCGAAGAGCCTCAGCGCCGTGGATGATGCCGTGAAGGGGACGGAGGAGAAGATGACGGCCCTTGCAGATGCGTTCGCGAAGTCCGAAGTGAGCGAAGATGAGTACGCGCAGGCCAACGAGCGCCTGACGCGCGAACTGACCGATGCGAAGGCGGCGCAATCGCTGCTGAATGACGAACTCGGAAAGGTCGGCTCCCGGATGACGGAACTTGACAACAAGGTCCATGAGCTGAACAAGGAACTGAATGATGGCAAGATCAGTTCAGAGCAGTACCGTGAAGGGCTGCGCAAGATCGAAGCCGAAGCAAAGAAGGCTGGCGATGCGACGGAGAGCTTGAGCCAACGCTTTGACAAGTTCGCGGCCTCGCAGGGCAATGAGCTGAAGTCAAGCCTTTCCAGCCTCGCGTTGAACTACGTGGGCGTTGGTGCTGCGGTGTATGGTGTTCAGCGCATCATCGGCGGCGCCATGGACACGGTTGTGCAGTTCGACAAGGTGCTGGGTCGCATCAGCGCGCTCGGTGGCGAGTACGCTGAGAACATCGACGCGCTGGGAAAGTCATCGCAGGATCTGGGGCCGCGCTTCGGCAAAGGACCAGCCGAGGCCGCCGAGAGTATTGAAGCCCTCGCGAAGGCGGGTGTGAGCGCCGCCGACATCATGGGCGGCGCGCTCGAAAGCGCGTTGACGCTTTCGGCATCGGGCATGATGGATGCCGGGCAAGCCGCTGAGTACATCAGCAGCACCATGGCGCAGTTCGGCATTGAAGGGAAGGGCGCCGCGCAGGTATCCGACCTACTGAGCGCGGCAGCGAACAAGGCTATGGGTGATGTGTCGGACTTCGGCAACGCGCTGAAATTCGTGGGTCCGGTAGCCGCGTCCAACAACATCGAACTGAAGGAGACTGTTGGTACGCTGGCGCTGTTCGCGCAGAACGGCATACTGGGCGAGCAGGCTGGCACATCGTTGCGTGGCGTTCTTTCGAGCTTGACCAGTCCGAGCAAGGCTGCTACCAAGACACTGAAGGATCTGGGTGTGGTCACGGAAGACGGCACCAACAAGCTCTACGATGCGCAGGGCAACTTCCTCGGCCTCGCCAACATGGCGGGCGTGTTGCAAGACGCGACGGCGGGCCTGACCCAAGAGCAGAAGAACCAAGCCCTCGGGCAGATATTCGGCAATCAGCAGTTGACGGCTGCGAACATCTTGCTGAAGGCAGGGACGGCTGAGGTCGAGAACTGGACCAATGCGGTGAACGATAGCGGTATCGCCTCGCGTATCGCAAGCGACAACAACGACACCCTCGCCGGTTCAATGGCAAAGGCCAGCGCGTCGTGGGACGCAATGGTCCTCAACCTTGAAAACGGAAGCGGCGCGATAAGCACAGCCATCCGTTCGGTGATCGACACCTTCACCGAGTTCGTTGGCATGGTGCAGACGTTCAACGCGCAGTCAGCCGCTGAGAACGATTTTGCCAAGGATATGGACGTGTTCGTTGACAAGGCGAATGCGATGAAGGACGGCATGTCGCAACTCAGCAAGAGCAGCGAGGCTTATGATGAGGTAGCGAAGAAGTATGAGCAAGTCATCACATCGGTAAAGAACGAGAAGGATGCGCAGGTCCAACTTGAACGCGCGATAGACCTTCGAGCGCAGGCACTGGCCCGCGTCAAGCAGCTTGAACAGGAGATCGGGAATGGCGAGGCGAACCCACGGATGGAGCTTGAACTTGCTGCCGCGAGGGCTTCCGTGGTTCAGGCACAGCACTTGATCGACGCGCGACGCGAACAGGGCAAGGCGGCGACGGAGGCGGCGGCCATCGAGATTGCGGCGACATCGGACAGCCTTGGTGCTGACAAGGCTGCGTTGAAGGAGCGCGAGGCGATCAACAAGAGCAGGATAGACCTTGCGAAGGAGCTTGACAAAGCGCAAGAAGATCGAGCGCAGGCCAAAGCCTCACCACAGCAACGTGAAGAGCGACAGGTCGAAGTTGAACGAGACGACCGCATATCCAAGGCCAAGGGCGATGCCGACCTTCTGTTGCGCGTTGAGGCCGAATACCAAGCGCAGCTATCGGAGATCCGCAAACGATACGCGCAGTCCCGGCAGGAGGCCGAGGCTACCGCCGCGCAAGCCTTGCGCGATGCGCAGGCCCGCGCGAGTGATGCGTCACTTGCCGCCGAAGAGCAGCGCGCGCAGTCGAAGGTAGCTTCCGTGCGCCGGGAGGCCGAGGCCGCAGGGCTTGCGAAGGAGGAAGTGGAACGGCGAGTAGCCGCCGCACAAGCGGGCATCGAGGATCAGTTGTTCGCCGCCCGCATGGCGCAACTGGACCGGCGGCAGCAGGAAGAACGGCAGAGGATCCTCGAACAGTACGAGGCGCTGTACATCGAAGCAGAAAAGGCCGGTCAGGATCGCGCCGCGCTGCAAGAGGCCGCCGGTCAGGAACTGGCTGCGGTGGACATGCGCATCGCGCAGCAACGCGCTGACGCGGCACAGCAGGCCATGGACGGCTTCCTTGCCGCGCAGGAGGCGGAAAGGAATGCCGCGATCACCAACGGCAGCGACCTCACCGCGATCATCGCGCAGCAGTTGGCGGAGCGCCGCGCGTTGGAGCAGAAGGCGTATGACGACAAGATAGCCGCCCTAACCGAAGCCTATGACAAGCAGTGGGCCTTGGCGGATACCGATGGTGAGTTGAGCGCCGAGCAGGTGGAGGCGGCGAAGTTGCTGGATGCCGACCTCTACGCCGCAAAGGAGGAGATGCGGCAGAACGACCTCGTTCTTCAGCAGCAGTACAACGACTACTTGGATCAGATGTCCGCGGCACGTACGCAGCGGGACATAGAGCAGTTCCAGCAGGTGGCGGCATCGGCGCAACAGGCAATCGGCAGCATCATCAGCATGATCGACGATCAGACGCGCGCTGACGTGGCCGCCATTGACACTCGGATCAAAGCGGCACAAGCTGAAGGTGCCAGCACAGCGGCGCTGGAAAGAGAGAAGGCGCGGGTAGAGGCCGAGGGTGCAAGGAAGCGCGCGGCAGCACAGCGCGCATCGAACATCATCACCGCGTTGTCCTCCGTCGCTGCCTTTATCGGACAGGCGCTCGCCGCAGCTGCACCCGGTGATCCATACACCGTGGCTGCGCGGATTGCTGCCGCGCTGGCCGCTGCCGTAGCCGCCGCCGCTTCGGTATACAAGGCCATTTCAGCTACACCCGCATACGCCGGGGGTGGTGATGTCGATGACAAGGGCGGGCGAAGGAGCGCCAGCGGCACCGTGACCAACAAGTGGGGCGCACCCGTACGCCGCGCCAATGGTGACAACGTGCTGGTGCGCGCGGGCAGGGGCTACGTCACGCTGAAGACCGGCGAAAAGGTGCTGAACGAAGACCAGCAGAAGCGCCTCGAAAGCATGACCGGTACCGGCGTATGGGGCGCGATCGGCTTGCCCGGATATGACAACCGCAAGGGCATCGAGATCATGCGCAACTTCAGGCTGGGCAACCTTCGCGCGGGGTACGCAGAAGGCGGCACCATCGGCATCGTAACTCCGCGCCCATCACCGCAGACCATCGTGCAGAACCAAATGGTGAGCGGCCTCGAAGCGTATGCCGATCGTCCGATGTACGTTTCCGTTCGCGAAATTCGCGACGTGAACGACCGCGTGAACGTCACCGAAAGCTACGGCACACTATGAGTACGATCGAGAAGGTCTTCATTGAGGCGTTCAAGCGCCAATCCGGATCCGCTGAAATGATAATGCACCTGCGAGAGAAAGGCGCTATCTCGCATAAAGGGATGATCCGTTACGTGGTGGTCACCGAGTTCTATCGACGCATGGGTGACCTGCGTGAAGGCGGCTCCGCGCGGTCAGTGCAACTTGACCTTGCATCGGAGCTCGGCATCTCGCACCGCCGCGTGGGACAGATCATCGAGGAACACGTGCGGGCGCGGAGGCGGAGCGAATGAAGCAGTTTTTCCCATTCGTGACATCGGTGCCGTTTCTATTTGGTGCCGATGGGCACCGTAAGAAAGATCGCAACGCTGGGCAAGCGCGCTCCCGATGGAGCGTGGGACATCCCGCTCGTTGGCGATGTCGGTGCCCCCGGCTTCTCATCTGAAGACCTGTTGCGTGAACTGCTCTGGGCCAAGCCCAAGGCCGTTCGCTTCATTATCAACAGCCCCGGCGGCTTGGTGTACGATGCCATCGCCGTAGCGGGCTGGATCCGTGAACAGGGCATCGAAGTGTATGCGGAGATCTACGGCCTGTGCATGAGCGCCGCCACGGTGTTCGCTGCATTGGCCGGACCGAAGCGTACCGCGATGGCACCCGGCAGCATGTTCCTTGTCCACAAGCCGTACGGCGGTGACGAGAAGGCTGTGGACAACGCGGTGTCGTTCCTCGTTGACCTGTACTCCGCAGCCTACGGATGGAGCAAGGCCGAGGCCAAGAAGCACATCGAAGCGGAGGACGGCGAAGGCGTCCTGTGGACCGCTACCGAAGCCAAGAAGATCGGCGTGGTGGGCGAGATCATGAGCGTTGCCGCCGTAGCTGCGAAAATGAACCCGAACCCGGAAGTCATGAACCAACCGAAGAAGATCAAAGTGACCGCCAGCGTGAAGCTCGGCACCATGGACGCCATTCGCGCGGCCGTTGGCGACGGAGCTACCGTTGAAGTCGAACTGGATGCCGACGAGGCGACGCAGAATGCGATCGCCGAGAAGGAGGCCACCATCTCGCAACTCACCAAGGAGGTCGAAGACCTGAAGGCTACCGGCATGGACAATGATGCCAAGGACGCCGAGGTCACAGCCGCCAAGGACGAAGCGACCAAGGCGAAGGCCGACCTCGACACCGCCACCCAAGCGCACACCAAGGCTCTTGAAGACCTGAAGACCGCACACGCCGCCGAGATCGCCGCGCTGAAGAAGCCGTTGGCGAAGGCTACGGTGCCTGACAATCAGGAGGCGAACACCCAGCCCGCGACGATCGATCACGCAGTGGCGAGCGTGAAGAGCCAATTCACCAAAGGCATGTCGCCGATCCAGAAGGCGCAGTATGAACGCGCGCTGAAGGCGAAGGCCGAAAAGGAAGCGAAGTGATGCAGACCGTGTTGTACATCACCCCCGATGGCGTGACCGTCGAAGTGCCGCAGGCCGACGCCGCGCACTTCGACGCGAAGGGCTGGGAGCGGGCCGAAGAGCAGAGCAACGCGACCGGCGAACAGCAACAAGAGGAAGTGCCGCAGGCTGGCGCCGCGCACAACAACAACCGCAATAACAACCGCAACAACCGGCGATAAGCCGACATCCACATGGCAAGCCTCATCATTCCTTCAAATCTCAGCCCCTACACCAAGCAGGACTTGGTGGATCAGTTCTTCGTGCCGCTCTTCATCGAGAAGAGCCGGATCACGGACGAGTTCACCGTCATCACAGACGTGAAGACGTCCAAGCAGCTCCTGCGGATCAGTCCATTGGACAAGATCACGAAGGGCTACCAGCGTGGCGCGTCGTTCACGCCCAGCACCGGCGTGACTATCTCCCCGCGCACGCTCACCGTTGCGCACATGAAGGCGCAGGTGGAGCAGTCGCCCGACGAGTTCTGGAACACCGTGTACCAGATCGCGCTCGCCAAGGGTGTTGACATGAACAACATCGAGAACACGCCGGAACTGAAGGCCATCTTCATGGAGGCGTTCCACGATGCGATCGCCCGTGACGCCGTGCGCCAAGGCTGGCTCGGCGACACCGCCAAGGAGACCATGACCAACACCGGTGGTCTGTTCTCACCCAGCGGTGCGGCCGATGAGCATTACAAAGAGTACACCGGCGTGTGGCCGCGCGTGATCGGCGAGTTCGCCGCAGGCACCATCCCTTCCGGGCAGCGGCTGGACATCAACATTTCCGGGTATCAGACCGTGGTGGCCGTAGCCAACGTGAAGACCGCGACCCTGACCGGAACATCCGGCACGGGGAACGTGAACATCAACGGGGTGGACTACCTCGCCACCTTCTCCGGAGACCTCACCACGACCGCCGCCAACTTCGTGACGGCGCATGCCGCCACCATCCTCGCGCGCCATGGCCGCTGCGTGGTGACATCCAGCGGTGCCGACATCATCGTGACCGCCGGTCAGCCCGGCCTGAACACGCTGGTGACCGTAACCAACGTATCCGGCAACCTCGCAGGCACCGTGGCGAACACCACGGCCGCCGTGCGTAACACCACGCTGAAGGCCGGGGCCGCAAAGGACATCCTGCAAGCCCTCTACGAGAAGCGCACCAACGAATTGAGTGAGTTCGACGAGAACGACGCGCGGTTCTTCGTCACCCGCACGGTGTACGAGAACTACCTCGCCTACCTGCAAACGCAGACCGGCAGCGAGGCCGCATTCATCACGTTGGTCGATGGTGTGCGCACGCTCACCTTCAACGGCATCCCCGTCATCAAAAAGCCCGACTGGGACAAGCGCATCGCCGACGACTTCGGAGGCGTGTACCCGCACCGCGCCATGCTCACCGCCAAGCAAGCACTCGTCTTGGGCACCGATGGCGATGATGACATGGCAAAGAGTGAGGCATGGTACAACGTGGACGAGCAGATGAACAAGATGCGCACGCAGTACTGCGCCGGTACGCAGATCGTCCACGAATCATACATCACCGCCGCGTACTGATCGCGGGAAACGAACGCCAACAACAGAAACAACAATGGCCTGCACACTCACACTAAACAACGCGGCATCGGAGGTTTGCGCCCCGGTGAAGCCCGGCCTCGACGAACTGAAGCACTGGCTGGCGAACCGCAAGGACATCACCTTCACCGGCACGCCCGGAACGAAGGTGTACACCGGCTTCACGATGGCTTCTGGCGCAACGCTGAAGGCGTGGAACTTCGATAAGCGTGGCTTCACGTTCAATGACGAGATGGCCGTTGACGAGAACACCGGCGCGCGCACCTTCAGCCCCACAGTCGCGGGCCGCATCCTCGACCTGTCGGGTGATGCAGCGAAGAAGGTTGAGGGTCTTATCAACACGAACCTCGTAAGCATCTTCGTCGGCAAAAACGGCAAGGTGATCGTGGCCGGAAGCAAAGGCGGTCTTGACCTCACCGTGAACTCCACGGGCAGCGCGAGTGATGCCTTTGGCGAATCCATCTCCATTGGTAGCACCGACGAGCCGGAGAAGCACTACGAACTGTTGATTACCGATCTCACCACGACCGTGTCAGCGCTGGTGGCCGCCGAGACCATCCCGCCCAGCAGCAGCAGCGGTTCGTAAGATGAGCAGGCAGAGGGCATCGAGGCGTAGCGTGGAACAGGCCGCAGAGGCCGCCCGCGAGGAACCGAAGGTGCGGGAGGTTCGCCTACGCTTCACCGGCGAACGCCTTGCCGTTGCACATCCGTACATCGGCACTATCACCATCGACCACCTCACATCGCCGCACATCATCGCAGGCATCCGTGCCTGTGACGACATCGGCAAGACGAAGAACTGGTACGGCGCGAACATCGAAGAGGTAAGCGACTGACCGCAACACGACTACACACGCTGAGGGCGGTGCTGGCACGACCGGTGCCGCCCTTTGCATTCAAGGGCATGAGCGAAGCAACGAAGACCAACGGCAAGAAGGTACTCCGCGTGAAGGCGCTTGGCCGGGTGGGCAACGCCCCGGTGATCGGCAGCGACACCCGGAGCGGTGAGGAGTGGGTGCGCTTCGGCGCGCACAATCAATTCCCGGAGTTCTGCCGTGGACTGGCCGACAACTGCTCACCGCTAAACTCGTGCGTGGAGACGATGGCGCAGTACATCGCCGGAGACGGCGTTGAACTGCTCGACGCCAACGGCGAGCCGATGAAGGACGCGGAAGCCGCATGGGAGGAACTATGCGGTGACGCCGGGGAAACGGCACTGTTGGAAGCAACGGGCCTCGACATCGCGCTCATGAACACCATGAGCTGGGAAGTCATCAACTCGCGCATCGGCCCGGCGCTCATCAACCACGTTGACGTTTGCCGCATCCGCGCCGCGAAGAAGGTGGACGGCCGCGTTCCGGCCTACTTCTTCTCGTCCAATTGGGCGCGGCGCGCGGACGCGCGGTACAAGCCCGTGGCGATCCCTGCGTGGGGCACCGATGGCGCGAACAATACGCTGATCTACCGCCGCGCGTACAAGCAGCTACGCGACTACTACGGCGAGCCTCACTGGATGGCCGCCATGGTGGACGCCGAGGTGCTGACGCGGATCCCCGTCTTCAATCGAACGCAGTTGGATGGGGGGTTCAAGCCTTCCGTTCACGCCCACCTTCAGACCCGGCAGGACGATGCCGACCTCGACCATCTGGACGAGCAGTTTGAAATGACGTACACCGGCGACGACGGCAAGCCCTATCTGCTTACCGTTGGTGCGATCGACGAAACGCTGACGATCACCAAGCTGGAACGCGGCGACCACGCCGGAGAGCTTGACTCCACGCGCCGGGTGAGCAAGGAGGAGATCTATCACGCTTACGGCATCCCGCCCGTGTTGATGGGCGTGAACGTGAACACCGGACTGAGCGGAAAAGGCTTGGCGATCCAAGAAGAACTGAGCCTGTTCCAGACGACGAAGGTGCGGCCGAAGCAGAAGTACATCGAAGGCGCGATCAAACAGGTGCTGGCCGCGCGTGGTATCGACGTGCCCACGGTGCGCATCCGCCCGTTGGTGCCGTTCGAGCCTGCCGCCGATGCCGCGTTGGTGCGCATGACGTACCTGCGTTCAACAACGGTGAACGAGGACCGCATCGCGCGGAAGATGGAGCCGTTGCCGGACACGGATGAACGCGGAAACATGATGCTCGTGCAGGTATCACCGTCGGCGGAGACCGACGCCAAAAAGAACGACGATGCCTGAACTGATCGCCAAGTCCGACATCGTGACCGTGTGCGGCCTCAACAGCCTCGTGGAGGATCGGAAGATCGCGCCGTGGATCACTGAGGCGCACATCCGTTGGCTGAAGATCCTCGGCACGGCGCTGTACAACGCGCAGCAAGCCAATCCTGCAGCCGCGCGTTTCGTCGACCTGATGGCCGACGAAAAGGGGTGGGGTCGAAGCTACCTGTGCTGGACAGCCTTTCATCTGGCGTACCCCTCGCTATCGGCCGAAGCGGACCGTGGTGGCGTGTTCCAAAAGGAGGAGGTAGGCAAGTTCAAGAGCGCCGACCCGCGCACGTTGGCGATGTTGAAGAACACCGCAGAGAGCGCGGCCGAAGCGCGGGAACGAATGCTCATGCAGTGGCTGAGGGACAACGCTTCGACCTACCCTGAGCTACGTGTGAACACGGGTAGCGAGGACCGCATTGATGAACGCACATCGCGCAACGTGGGAGGCGTCTCCTTCCGACGGGCGCGGGCACAAAGCCAGTACAGGGGATGAAACTCATGTATGCCGTTGGCGGCTCCCTAAGCACGTGGTGGCGCGAAGAACTGCGCTACTCCATCCGCAGCGCGTGCATGCACCTGCCGATAGAGGAGGTGTGGGTGGTGGGCGATGTCCCCGAATGGTTCGTGGGTCGTGGTATCGCGATGCCGGACCATGAGTACCACCAAAAGAGCATCGCTTCAAAGGTGCTGCGGGCATTGGACGAAGGGCTGGCCGGTGAGTTCATCCACTGCAACGATGACTTCTTCTTCCTTGGCTTCGATCCAAGGATGCGCTACGCGGGATTGTTGAGCAACCACGTGAAGCACATGGAGGCCAGCCGCAGGCCGGACAACTGGTTCCTCCGATCCCAGCGCGACGTTCTCAACGTGTGCCGAGAAATGGGCATCGAAGAGCCGCTGAATTTCGCCACGCACACGCCGGTATTGATGACCGCCGAAGGCGCACGCGCGGCGGCTGAACTGGCCATGAGCCTGCCGATCGGCGGTGACATGATGACCCTCTACTGGGCCTTGAACGAAGTGGAGATCGTGCGCGGCAAGGATGCGAAGTCCGTGCCCTACGGCAGCGACATCTACTACTCCAGCGCGCCGCGCGTGGAAGAGACGCCGGAGTTTCGCGCGTGGCTACAAGAGCTGTTTCCAACACCCTCACCATACGAGCTATGACCGACACCATCAGTGACGTGCTTTCCGAGATCAGTGTGCCAGCGATGCTCACCGCCTATGTGGTGGTATCGCAGGCCCGGTGGGGCGAATACTTCGGACAGCCCGGCAACATCGTGTCGTTCGTAACGGCCGCGTCCACCGTGGCCTTCGCGCTCGTTCGCATCTACTACTACTGGGCCAAAACCAAGGCCGTGAAGAGCGGCCGCAACACCGAGGACGAATGATCGAACTACTCACTTTCGCAGGCGTGGCGTTCCTTGTTTGGAAGGCCGTGAAGGATCAACTCCCGAAGTGGCCGGGCAGTGGCGCGGCTGCGGCGTAACTCATCATCATCATGAGCGTACTGGACCTCCTTTCGATCGAATGGCCCAGCCTCGTGCTGGCCGCCGTGATCGCGCTGGTCAGCGGCCCGCTGTTCGGCCTGACCCATGACCTCTATCAGATGTTCGTGTCGCCATGGCTTACCAAGGTCGTTTCAAAATTGCGCGGTCGCTGATCGCGGGCGCGCTCACGCGGCTGTTCGTGGCGATCGCGCCACGTGCCGCCGTGACCATGACCGCTGCCGGTGGCGGCATCGGGTACCAGTCGCAGGTGATCGACCTCTCGTTGCCTGCTGCGGAGTACCCGGTGCAAAGCAACGCCGCATTGGAAGCGATCGACGAAGTGCCGGATGACGCACACTCCACGCTGGTCGATGATCTGCGCGGAACGCTCCCGGCGAACGGCGTCTATCCGACCCGCGATCCGTCCACCATCACCACGCGGTACTGGCACCATACGGCAACGGGTGACAACGCAACGTGGGCCGCGATCGCGAAAGGCCACGTGCAGGGCAGGGGATGGGCAGGCATCGGATACCACATGGGTATCGACAAGGATGGTCGGATCGCATTGCTGAACGCATTGAGCCGCATCACGAACCACACGGCGAACCACAACAGCAAGGGCGTGGGCGTGGTGCTGTTGGGCAACTACGATGTGAGCAGGCCCAGCGAAGCGATGCAGGCCAGCATTGAGCGCGTCCGTGCCTACATGGATGAGAAGGGAATACGCGCTGAACACTGGCACCGCGAAACCAAAAGCACGGCCTGCCCAGGCCGTTACGCGGTCGAATACCTTGACCGAACACGGGACCGATGAACGCGATGTGACACCACCCGCGCGAAATCACACCACCTTCGCACCGTCGCGAGTTTCATCGCCTCGCGTCGGGATTAGAGAGGGCGGCGGTTTCGTGGTGTTTCCGCCGCCCCACCCCGAACCTGAACACCCATGGATGCACCGAATGGACTGAAGGCTGGTAACGTGTACGCGATGATCCTTGCGTTCGCGCTGATGCTGTTGGCGTTCTGCTACTGGGCCGGGCGGAGGTCAGTGCATTGTGCAACCCCCGATCCGACAGCGCAGGAAGTCCTACGGGCCACCGTTGCCGCACAGGAAGCCGCGCTTGCCGATGCCCACGCCGAAAGCGAACGCCTACGCGCCATCATCGACAGTGCCGAAGCCGCGCCGAAACCCACGATCAAATCCCGTGTGAACGATGCGTACCGCAGCATTGATGGTAGTCCTGTGCGCGCTCTCGTTGAGCGGCTGGACGCAGCCCCCGACAGCCTCTGACGTGCGTTGGAGGTTGGTCGATCGCGATACCGTGATCGAGGTGCCGTACCAACGTTTGGTGCGATGGGCCGCGAACCGTCAGGCCGAAGTAGACCTGCGCCGCGAAGTGGTGTGGTCGCTGAACGCGCAACGCCGGTTGACAGGCTCGCAGAACGCCGAACTGGATCATGCCCGCTCGGTGATGGCCACGCGTAACGCACAGGTAAGTGAACTGGCCGAAGCACTGGCACAGCACCGCGTTGACCTTGCCGCGTGCCGGACGGAGACGCGGAGGTTGAACACGTGGGCGACCATCGGGAAAGGCGCGGTAGTGGTTGCCATCGGCGCGGTTGCTGCGGTTGTCATCGTGCGGCCATGAGGTCACTGCTGTTGCTCCTCCTCCTGCTGGCATGCCGACGCCCATGCCCACCGCCATCCGATCGCGTCTGCGGAACCATCATCTGCAAGGTGTCATCGTACACTGGCGCGCGCTACGTGTGCCTCGAAGTGGATGGCGAGATCGTCCACGTGTGGACCCACGCAGATGAGCATGACGCGCTCCGAGTAGGGGCGTGGCACTGCGGCGAGCCGGGTGTGTACCCGCCGTGAAAGCCGCTCCATTGCTGGTGTTTAACATTTATTAACATTATTAATTTGGTGGCAAACAAACTATTGCCCTATGTTTGCATCGTCAACAACAAACACCCCCTACTACGATGAACACCGCGAACAACATCACTGTCTTCCTGAACAAGACGAACCTGCGCAACCCCAACAGGCACGAAATCGTTTGCAAAGCATACCCCTCGCGATGGGGAGGCGTCTACGGGAAGAGCCACTATGACAGCCGAGTGAACCTGAGCGATAAGAAGATGGAAGAACGCGGGTTCAGGCTGGCTGAGATCACCCGACAGGAGTTCAAACGCCTGCAAGGTCTGGAGGCGAAGAGGAGGCTCCGTATGGAGGCGAAGCGGCTGGAGATGGAACTGACGCATCGGGCGGAGGCTGTGACCATATGCCTGAGCGCGGAACCCTTGCCCGTTGTGTCTAACGAGGGTGGCAATCCATTCGTGCGATCGGTGGTGGACCTCGCGGGCACACCAATGATCGAAGCCTATCACGGCTGCGGGAAGGGTACCGCATACGTGCGCGGTGGGCACCTGATCGCGTTCCATTATGGCCATCGACAACCGCACAACGCCCCCTCGGGCGACGGTGTGACCGCGATGCTCTGCGAACTGTCCTGCACACAGGTGTGTCTATGAGCGCGACCCGATCTGATCCCCCATCCCCGACACCGTTCATCCGGTGGCCCTTCGATGAGGCGGAGGCGGGGAGCAACATGGCGAAGCCTGCGGCCCTTGACGGCAGGTGAACAGCGATGAGCGAAACGACCAAACGCAGACCCGGCCGCCCGCACGGCTCCAAGGGCGAGAAGGGCCAGCGCCCCATCCGCACCACGATCACATGGCACGCTGATGAGGATCAGGCCGTGCAGGAGGCCGCAAAAGCCGCGAAGGTCAAGCCCACGCGGTTCGTCCGGGAGGCTGCGCTACGGGCGGCGAAGGCGGTGAAGCGGCCACCATTCGGCAACATGGATTGAGCGAACGAGTGTTGAAAACTTTTGCTGCATAACGATTTAAAATGTCCCTATGTTTGCACCGCAATGAAACACAAAGCAACGCAACGAACCTTGAAAGTGGCGCAAGTGATAAGTGGTCTGCGCATGCGAGCCGTGGCCGCGCGCAGCAAGTTCCTCGACTTCGGCATCATCCATTACATGCCACTCGTGGAGGTGCAGGCTAACCGCGAGGGGATCGCCATCGACGACGGGCAGAAGAGCCGCATCCGGCAGGCGATGAACGGTAACGTGCGGACATCCGATGCCGAACTGGTCGCGCTTGTTGAACGCGCCATCGTAGCGCAACAAAAGACTGCATGATGAGCCACCTCTACCACGACCAACACGATAGCCGCCAGTACGGTCGATCGTGGGCGTGGGAGCCGTGGAACCGGCCGGACCACTTCGACGAGCCGGAGGACCGCTTCTGCGAGTGCTGCGAAATGGTCCTTGCCACCGATGAAAAGGAAGTGTGCGGACCATGTGCTGAGATCTGCGCGGCTGATGACGCCGCACATGCCAAGGAAGATGATTTGAAGAACATCCTCAAAACCACGAACGATGCCCAAAGAGATCCTCGACAAGATCATGCAGGTGATCGGTGCTGATGTGCCGACCGAAGCCTACCTGCAAGCAGAGAACATCGCCACCTTCCTCGAAGAGGATCGCGGCGCACTGACCGACCTCCGCACACTGCGTGACCGCGTGGTGCATGGAGCGCGTGAACTGGCGGTTGACATCGACCGGCTGCGGCGCGAAACCGCGACGATCAACGGCATGGACAGCGCCGTGAAAGACCTTCTGAAACCCGCGCCGGTGGAGCGTTTCCCGGCGTCAGATGAACAAACAAACACCCTTTGACCATGACCATTGAACAACGCCTGAACCAAGTCCGAGCAACGATCGCGCGGATCAACGAAGCCTCGAAAGAAGGCGATCGCCTGACCTACACGCCGCGCATGCTGAATGATCTGAGCGTGGATGAATTTGCCGAACTGCTGCGCCTGCTACCTGACGCATCGGCAACGCGATCGTTCGGTCAGTACAGCCTCTTCCACGCCATCGATGGCATATACGTGGGAGCCAGCACGAAGAAGCTGGCAGAACTCGAAGCGCCGGACGTGCGGCGCGAACTGAACGCAATGGTCAACTGAAACACCCGAAACAGCGATGGAAACCACGAAGATGAACACCAACGACACCGCCGCCGAGATCGCGGCAACGCCAGCGACAACAGCGCCGCGCAAAGGCCTCATGCAATTCGACGCCATCCGCGATCGCGTGGTTGGGATGATCGGAGCCGAGCGATTTGACCGCGAGGCGACGCACTTGTTGCGGGAACTCCACGACACGCCATCACTGGCATCATGCACACCAGCGAGCGTTGCTGGTGCGCTACTAACGATCGCCACGACCGGCCTAACGCTCAACCAAACAGCAAAAGAGCTGTACCTGATCCCCCGGAATACGAAGGTCAAGGGCGCGGATGGGGAGAAATGGGAGCGCCGCCTGACGGTGGTGCCCAGCTACATCGGCATGATGCGTGTGGCTCTTTCGGGCGGGGCTGTGTCGAAGATCATCGCGCACGAGGTGTACCAAGGTGACGAGTTCGCGATCGACCTCGTGGACGCACGACCGTCCACGCATAAACCCTATTGGATGCTGGGGCGCGAGCGCGGCCCCATCATTGGCGCATACGCAACGGCCACCCTTCGCGATGGTGCCGAGGTGGTGGAGATCATGGGTGCGGACGAGATCGCTAAGATCCGCAGCAAGAGCGACAATAGCAACGGGTCTGTGCATACGGACTGGGCTGGAGAGATGGCGCGGAAGATGGTCGTGAAGCGCCTGCTGAAGTACCTGCCCATCACCATGAGTGAGGCTCTATCTGCTGTGATCGACGCGGACAACGATAGCGTGGAGCGGACCTCGCCGGTCGCCACATCCATCCGGTTCTCGCCCGCGCAAATGGCACAGGCGAAAGCCGAGATAGCCAGCGGCAACGCGACCGCCGAAGTGATCGCGGAGCGGTACCCGACGCTGGCCGCCGATCAGCTCGCAGAACTCAAAACCACGACCGCACAATGAATCTCTACGAGTTCCTCTTTGCTCTCGGCTTTTGGCAGTGGGTGGGCGTGATACTGCTCGCCAGCACCCTTTCGTCAGGATGCGTTGCCCTCCTCGGCGCTGTTGCGCGGATCATAAAATCTCCGAAGAAATGATCGCCGCCGCACCCACCCAACAGGACCGCGCCGCGTGGAAGGATACGCGCATCGGGCGGTTCACGGCGTCGAAGTTCGGCGCGCTGATGACGCAGCCTCGCAGCAAGGCCGCGCGTGAAGCTGGCGCATTCGGTGCCGAGGGCACCGGATACATCTTCGCCAAGGCCATCGAACGCCTGACCGGTGTTCCGATGGATGACGCGGGATCAACGCCGGTCATGCGGCGCGGTCTGTTGCTTGAACCCGCCGCGCTGCACATCCTCAGTACGGCGTGGAAACCGTGCGAAGCCTGCACATGGCAGGCGTATGGCGACAACCTCGGAAGCACACCTGACGCGCTCGTGGAAGCGGGTCATGCGACGATGGATCTGAAGTGCCCCGGCAACCCAGCCGATGTGGTGCGCTTCGCCGACGAGGTGGTGGATGGCGACTTCGACACCCTGCTCGCATGGGATAGCACCTACGCATGGCAGGTTATGGTGCAGGCGCTCACCTGTGGCTGCGATACGGCGCACCTCGTGTACTTCACGGATCGCCTACCCATCAACCGGCTCACTGACGAGCAGTTGCAGGAGGCGCAGACGTTGATCGACCTACGCGCCGAGCAGTACTCGCAGGAGAGCATCTACCCGTGGAGCTACACATACGGGAGCGATGGCTACTACTTCGCCGCGCGATCCTTCCGGCTCACCGATGATATCAAAGAGCGCATCCTGTCCGCGCTCGAACGCGCGGAGGCCGAATGCCAAGCGGTGATGCTGCGGTGCGGGAAGTTGCTCGTGCCAACGCCGGAAGACGTTGATGCGACCGCGCCGGGCGTGATCGACGCAGGCATCACCGAACCGATCGACCCACTCAATACCAACGCCTGATGGAAAGCACGACTCATCACGCCGTGCGGCGTCATCGCCTTCCAATGATCGACACATCCACCCTCGCCCTCGCCTACCGCACCATGACGGCGCGAGAAATGGCTGAAGTGCATGGCGTCAGCTATTGCGCCATGCGACAACGCTTGAGCCGCTATGGCATCGCCTCGCCACGCCGTGAGGCAGTGCGACACCGGCGCGCGCTGGTGGTCAGGCTATGGTGGCGCGGTTCCGCTGCGGAGATCGCTGAATATCTGGGAATTCCAACGTACACACTGCGCAGGGACACGCGGAAGGTCTGCCTTCCTGCTGACCAGCGCCAATACAGGTTGTTCGCATGAGCAGCACCATCACCATACCATCACGCTGCCACGCCTACCCGAACGAGTGGGAGGGTGAGCAGAACGCGGGCATCCCCTACGCCTTCAACGACCGCATCGAGATCATTCCGTGGCGCGAGATCGAAGAGGTTGAGCGGAGCGGACGAAGCGACCACCGCAGCTACGCCGAAACACCTACACAGTGGCCAGGCGAACAACACCCCGTGGCTCCATTGATGGAGGCGCGGCCAGGGAAGACCGTATCGGTGCGTATAGTGATCGACCGTTCAGGCCCGCGCCGGGAGGTGTTGACCAGCTACGATGAGCAGTTCATCCGCGTCCACCGGAAGCGATCGGGTATCGCGCAACTGTCTTTCGTGCTGTGGGTGTGGCCACCAGTGGTTCGGCGCTACTGCCGGGAAGTGCGGCTTTCCCCGGTGCCGTACTTCACATCACCGGTGTACGACACGGACGAACTGATCGCGAAGTACGAAGCATTCCAGCCATGACGGACCACGATAAACGGTTCCCCGCAACGGCGGTACCGCCAAGGAAGACCATCGGGGAGACCAATGACTTCAGACGTGCGGCCTGAACAATTAACGACGATGGACGCACATTTGTTGACAAGTACTGAGAAGTGGGCGCTACGTGCGACCGGCGAACAGCTATGTTTGCGTTGCAATGTTCCCACTTCTAACACTCCACATAGTCCAACCGTAAGGCGGCACTCGGGGTTCTCTTTTGCGCAGGCTTCATGCCGCGACAGAAGTGGGACATTGCGCCCGAGTGACCGCCCCTATTCTGTTGTGCCATGAGAACGAATGGCAACGGTCGTTCATCGACCGATCAGCGTCCGATGGAGTGGATGCGTTTCGACCCGGTGAAGTTCGGGTTGCTGGTCGATGGTGAGAGCTTCGAAGTTGAGGGCGCGTTCGCGCGGATCATCCGCCACCTGTGGAACCGTGGACCTCTTCCCGAGGCAGATGTTAGAAGGATCTTGAAGGGCAACTTCGAAGTTGTTAGAACGGCCATGTTCGAAGTTGACGGGAACCTGAGCCTGGAACTTGTCGAGGACGCACGCGCACACGGTCAAAGGCGTATCAATCAGCGGGTTGAGGCTGGTATTGCCTCAGCAGCTAAACGCAACGACCGTTCAACGAAAATGAACGACCGTTCAACGGACGTTCTATCTATGTCTATGTCTTCTTCTGAGTCTACTCAGGAAAAGAAGGAACGCACGGACGCGCGAGACCCGGAAGTGCAGGAGGTGATCGACTACCTGCTGCAAAAGTTCAAGCCATTCAACGTGGCGAAGCTGGACCCCGACCCGGTGACGGTGCGGGGCAAGACCATGGACGGGAACCGCCTTCACGCCGCTACACTGCTGAAGAACATGCGGACAGCCTATCCGGGCTTCAAGCCCATGATCGGGGCGAAGAAGCTGATCGACATAGCCCTTGCCGATGATTTCGAGCGGTCGAACTGCACGAAGGTCAACTACCTGGTCAAGCACATGTCGCGGATCATCGCCAAGGCACCGAAGTCCAAGCCTGAACCGGTGTCCAACATCAAACCTTGGATCCAATGAACGCGGCACGGCATGTCATCGAAAGCCGCCAACTGCCTTCAGCGCCGGAGCTGGAGCAGGCCGTTCTTGGCGCAGTGCTACTCGAAGCCGGGGCCATTGCCGATGTGGGGGACATCCTCAAGCCGGATGTGTTCCACCTCGATGCCCATGCCCGGATCTGGAACGCGATCGCCACGCTATACCGCCGCCGCGACCCCATCGACATCCTGACGGTGACCACCACGCTACGTGCCACCGACCACCTCGATAGCGTGGGGGGCGCGTTCTACATCGCCCAACTCACCAACAATGTCGCCAGCAGCGCCAACATCCAGTACCACGCCCGCATCCTCATCCAACTGCACATGCGGCGCGAACAGATCCGCATCGGGCGAACCCTCATGGAGAGGGGATACTCCGAACTGCCCGACGTGTTCGACAGCGTGGCCGACGCATCCAGCGACCTGCGCCGCCTCACCGAGTTCGGCACACCCGACGCCCGTCCCATGAGCGAGATCGTCCCCGAAGCCATGGACCGCAACGCCAAGGACCGCAGCGCACCCTTCGGCTTTCATGCGCTGGACCAAAAGATCCGCCTCGAACCCGGCACCGTAACCATCATTGGAGCGCGGCCAGCTATGGGAAAATGTCTCGGCAAGGGCACCAAGGTGTTGATGTTCGATGGCACGCTCAAGAATGTGGAGGACGTGGTGGTGGGCGACCGGTTGATGGGTGACGATTCCACCCCGCGCAACGTGCTGTCACTGGCCCGTGGGCGGGAGAAGATGTACCAGGTGCATCAGAACCACGGCATCAGCTACCGGGTGAACGAATCGCACATCCTTTCGCTGAAGCGCAGCCGGAGGGAGGGCGGCCACACGCACGGCGAAGTGCTGAACATTGGGTTGCGCGATTACCTGTCACGTTCACCCAAGTTCCGATCGAGCTACAAGGGGTACAAGGTGCCCGTGGAGTTCCCGGAGCAGGAGCTACCGATCGATCCGTATTTCCTCGGGCTGTGGCTGGGGGATGGCACGGCAAGCAATGTTACAATCTCAAACCCAGATGCTGAGATAATCAACTGGCTGCGTGACTATGCCGGTCGGATGGGAATGAGGTGTAACGTGGCCGAAGTGAAAGGCAAGTGCCCCCTGATAGCCGTTGTAACGAACAAAGGGAAGTGGAGTGAGATCACACCCCTTCAGTCCGTACTCAGGGCCAACGGGCTATTGGGTAACAAGCACATCCCGCACGTTTACCTCGCGAACTCCGCAGCCAACAGGCTTGCCCTGCTTGCGGGGCTGCTCGATTCCGACGGGCACTACAACGCGGAGTTCAACGTGTACGAGATCACCCAGAAGAACGAGGAGCTGGCCCGCTCCATCAAATTCCTCTGCGATACGCTCGGGTTCAAGACCTCCATCCGCACGAAGAAAGCCTCCATCAAGGAGCGCGGCTTCGAGACCACGGTGTACCGGGTGCGCATCAGCGGCCATCTGGACCGTGTGCCTGTACGGGTGGAACGCAAGAAGGCGAGGCCACGGCCCGAAGGCATTTCCCCGCTGCACACAGGCATCACCGTGGAGTACGACAAGGTGGACGACTACTACGGCTTCACCATCGACGGCAACCGACTTTTCCTGCTGGAGGACATGACCGTGACACACAACACCTCATACATGCTATCGAGCGCATGGCGGCAGGCGCAGGCAG